TGAAATCAATCAAAAAATGCTTGAGGACTTTCACCGCGACATGAAGGGCAAGGAAACACAGCCTTTATCCGTATGGCGCGGTGATTCCGTCCGGGCTGCCGTGAAGCAGGGTTTTATGGTTGAGCCGAAATGGACGCTTGAGGATGTTGATAATGCTAAGCCCGCGCACATTGTTTGGCTTGCTGACTGTGTAGCGGAATTAATGGCCGAGGCGATGAACCTCGACCCTTTATCCTGATTGGTGTTGCTGACTTTGCGGAAGGTAAAGGCGCAATGCCAAACATGCTTGAGCTTAGTTTGAATTGCGAGGAATACCGCGCGCTGCCTTATTCCGGTGGGGTGATGGAACAGCCGGCTGGATTAATGCGCAAATTGAGGCAGGTTGGCAATGTATACCGGGCGTTTCAGGCGTACAAGACCGAAGGGCAAAAGCCAGGTGAATCGGCAAGGTGGAAACGCCAGAATGAGCCGATATGGGCAATCGTGCGGGAAGTGAATGAATTGAGAGAGAAATATGGCTAACCTGCAGATTATAATCAGTGCACTGAACAAAGCCAGTGGCGACATTAATAAGGTCAAGTCCGAGATCAAGGGGGTTGGCGATTCCGGTAAAGATGCTCAGGGCGGTGTGAAAGGTTTTGGGTCATCGCTTACCAGCGTGATGGGGACTGCCGCTATGGTTACCGGCGCGGTGGTTGCTGTAGGTGCCGCCATAAAAGAGGTTTACAATACGGCCAAAGAGGGCGCGGCTTTGGAGTATGCAGCTTCCAAGTTCGACCGCCTTGCTGCGTCCGTTGGCACGACTTCAGACGTCTTACTCGGTGACCTGAAGGCTGCTACTGGCGGGATGATAAGCGACGCGGAATTGATGGCATCTGCGAGTGATATGATGTCATTGGGGCTTGCGAACTCTCACGATGAAGTTGTCAGGCTTGCTACAGTTGCCGGCGGGCTCAACATGAACATGAACCAGCTGGTACTAACTTTGACCAACAAGACTACAATGCGTTTTGACGCCTTAGGCGTAAGCGTGGCTGGGTTCGACGAAAAAGTGAAAGCACTGGAAGCTTCCGGGTTGAGCGCAGATGAAGCATTTTCTGAAGCGTTTCTTCAGCAGGCGGAAGAGCAGATTAATAAAGTTGGCAAAGCTGCAGATAGTGCCATTGCGCCTGTTCAGCAGATGGAAGCGGCATTTAAGAACTTATCAGATGCGGCAAAATTGCGCCTTGCTGGGTCATTCGACGGCTTAGCTGTTAGCTTGACTGAAGTGGCTAATTCAATGGTCGAGAACGAGCAGGCTGGCGCTAGACTCGGCGATGTCATGAGCAATTTAGATGGTTTATTAGCCGCTGGGTCGATTGACAGGCAGACGTACAATACATTTTTGCACGACATGGGCATCCACTCCAACGCAGGGGCTGTTAGCCTTGATAAGGTGACGGAGGCTGAGGCTCGGTTGGATCTGATTAGCAAGTCGACTGGGCAAACAGTTGACATGACTGCCGAGTCGTTGATAGCGCAGTCTATAGCGACGAAACAGGCTGAAGAGGCAAATAAAAACGCTGCAGTTGCACAGCGAGCAGTTACCGACGCGACGAATGATGCCGATGCTGCAATGCGTTCCTACTCCGAGAGTTTGCTGTTCAAAATAGCCTCCGAAGGATTGAGTGCTGACGCTGCTTACAATCTGGCGGTTGCGATGGGGTTGGTTGACAAAAACACAGTTGCAGCCACTGAGCAGGTCAACGTTTATAAACAGATGTTGGATGCCGGTCAGATAACGCAAGCACAATACAACTTGCTTGTAAAAGACCTTGCCGACGATATCGAGAATTTGCCGGAAGGGCATACGCTTGAAATTGACGATAATATTGATGCGGTGAAATCTGACCTCGCCGGGTTGGAAACGTGGAAGATGAAGCCGATTCCGATAAAACTAAATTTAGACACCAGCGCGGTGGACAACTATCACCCGCCACGAATAACCGGAACAGTCACTTATGCTCCAGCAAACCAATATTTTCAAGCCGTCGGTGGCGCGGTGCAGGGCGGTGTTCCATACACTTGGCAGGAATACGGCTATCGTGGCGAGCTATTCGTACCATCGGCAGATGGCTTTATTCTCTCACGAGCAGATGCGGAGCGAGCTTTGAGCAAGGCGCTGGCTGGTGGCATCTCAGGCGAGGGAATAGACGCAGATGCGGTAGGCAAGGCGGTTGCTGACGCGCTTATGCGGGCTGGCGGAGGTAAGGGCGGGAATGTTTACAACCTGACTATGCCGACTTCGAGCAATCCGGCGGATGTTAGAACAGCGTTTGAATTAATGGAGGCTTGGGCATAATGACAGCACCGCAGTTAGAGAAAATGAAGTTTTGGATTATAAAACCTTCAGCTGGAAGGAACTATGTAAAGAATCCGCAGCCGTATACCTCGACCGGTGGATATACTGTAAGTGGCGGGATAAGAGAGGTAGACAGCACAAACTCCAGACGCGGTCCCGGTTGTATTAAGGTTACACCGAACAGCGGCGAAAACACCGTTCTAAGCTATTCGGGCTTGACAGGAACGAGTGGATTGGCTTACTCGTTTAGTGTGGATGTGTTAGGTGTGGCTGGTCAAGCAATGCGTATTTATGTGAACATTGCCGGTGTTTCACAGGAGGCGAAAACCTTTGCCGCGACTGGCTACTGGCAAAGGATAAGCGTATCTTTTATAGCCAATAACACGGGAGCGGGGGTGTTGTCATTACAGCGGGATAGTGTTGCAAGCACTGCACCGTTTTGGACGGATGGCTGGCAATTTGAGCAAGCGGTGAAACCGTCCACCTTCATTTCTGGCGATTTAGGAGAGGGCTATTACTGGGAAGGCTTACGGAGAAACAGCGCTTCTACGCGTATGAATTATGTAAAAACCGGCGGTGAGTTGCTGGACTTGGACGATTACTGCTCGGTTGCAAGCGTAACCGGTTTAGGTCACGGCGACTGGAATCAGATTGTCACGAAAATGACCAGTGGCGGTGATCTGTACCAGAATCATATTCGTAAGTCCAGACAGTTTAGCATTGTAGTGGACTTCATCGGTAACAGTTTGGGTGAAATCGAGGGCAATCGCAAGACGCTGATTGACGCAATCAGACCTGACCTGTTCGAGGGTGAGATGGTTGTGAGGTATCAGGGCTTTGCCGCTAACGGCGATGAAGCCACTAATCCGATTGACATTCGCTGCGTTCCATTGCCCGCGACTTTGACCGACACGCCTGACCTGCCTAACCATCAGCGCGCGGTGCTGAACTTCGCAATTCCAAGCGGACTGCTTCAAGGCGCTTATGAGGAAGGCAAAGGGCTTGACCTGTTCGCCGAATTTCCGGCTGAGTATATCGTCAAGCGCGATCCGGATGGCAACTGGTGCAAATGGAACGGAGCTGCTTACGAGAATCCGCTGGCGGGGGTGACGGGGGGATTGGTCTATGATATCAAAGAAGCGCCCAATGGTGATATCTATGTTTGTGGGGAATTTACCGGTGTAAGTAATGGCGGGAGTGCGGTAGCTAACACGAAGGGTATTGCGAGATGGAGTAAGGCTTATCAAGCGTGGGAAGCGGTTGGCAATCCTGTAACGGGGGCAACGATAACCTCTATCAACACTATGATTTTTGACGCTAACGGGGATTTATATGTTGGGGGTGGTTTTACTAACCTTGCCAACATTGCTGAAGCTGATTATTTTGCCAAATATACCGTCTCTACTAATACATGGAGCGCGTTGGGAAGTGGAATTGATAGTTACGTATTGACAATAGAAATATCACAAAGCGGAATAATTTATATCGGAGGTGCATTCACTACTGCAAGCGGCAACACAAATTGCAATTACGTCGCCTATTGGAACGGGACAGCGTGGTCGCCACTTGCGACCGGATTAAGTGATTATGTTTACGCTTTGAAATTCCGCTCAAACGGAGACTTGCTAATAGGTGGTCAATTCTCAAATGCAGATGGTACAAATGGCGATTATATCTGCTACTGGGATGGGAGCGCATTTAAATCTTTTTACGATCTGGGGGCAACTGAACTGAGTGTCGGCAGCGTAGTCCGGTCGATCGATATTAATCCTAATGGAACAATAATTATCGGCGGCAATTTTACCAACGCTGGCGGGGATGCAAACGCCGATTACGTAGCGGCTTGGCGCGGAAACAATTGGGGCGCTTTACATGCGGGCGGGGTAAACGCCTTTGTTCGAAAAGTCTATTGCGCTGATAACGGTGATATTTATTTAGGGGGTGCTTTTACAACCGCTGGCAGCCTCACTTTGACAGACCAAGTTGTAAAGAGCGTACAGGGCACGTTCCAACCGCTTGATATTGACCTACCCGGCGATGGGTATGTCTACGCCATTTGCCTCGCTTCAGATGGCTCGCTGTATTTAGGCGGGGCGTTCTCAACCGCAGGCACAGTCGGAACGCCGAACGCGGTCACGGGTGTGGTGGCGCTCAACCTGAACGTGGCAAGCGCAAGCGCGAATACGTATCCGTTTATCTCTGTACACGGGCCGGGCACGCTCAAGTCGATCGTCAATTACAGCACTGGGGCAAATGTGAGTTTTGACGGGCTTACGCTTCAGGCAGGCGAAACAATTAGTCTGGACTTCGATCCTGTCAACCTGCGATTCAAGTCAGGCTGGGCTGGCAGAGGAAGCATTTTGCGCTATGTCAACGCCGGCTCGGATTACGGCAACTTCTACTTGAAGCCGGGCGCGAATAACATCTCACTCTTCATGGCTGGCACGGACGCGAACTCCGGCGCGTGGATTACTTGGACGCCTAAATTCTGGGGCATAGACGGAGCGTTGCTGTGAGATACCAAATAGACTGGTACGATGATTACGGCACGAAAATAGGTGTCATTCAGGCATTCACGAGCTTGGAATACGTCCGTGCTGAAAACACTATAGGCAGCATGATCCTCACAATCCCACGCGGGCTCTACAATTATGAGGACTTCAAAGTCGGGCAGATATTTGAAATATGGCGAGATAAGAACGGCTCGTTGGAGTTGCAGAATGAGACCGCTTATTTCTTGCAGGATTGGCAATTTTTCGCTAATGAAAAAGGCGAGGAGTACATCCAGCTTTATGCTACCGATGCAAACTGGCTTTTAGACACGGCGATTGTTCACGCCGCCGCCGGAAGTGCTAATGCTGAAATGACTGGCATTCCCGACAACATCATGAAAGCGATTGTAAGAAGGCAGCTTGGAGAAACGGCAGAGGCTGAACGACAAAAAATTGCAGTTGCCGGAGATGTGGGGGCGGGTGGGGCGTCTATTACAAAAGCGTTCGCTTATCGCAATGTTTTGACTGTGCTTCAGGATTTAGCCGACCTTGCAAAAGAGGGCGGGGTATATCTGGCTTTTGACGTGGTAAGGACTGCACCGGCTACATTCCAGTTTCGCACTTACGCCGGGCAAAGGGGCACGGATCACAGCCGCACTTCAGGCGATCCGAGACTGGTTGGCAAGAAATACGGCAATTTGAGCGAGGCTTCATTTGGCACTTATCACTCAGGCGAACGAAACTGGGTGTGTGTTGCCGGGAAAGGAGAAGAAGACGCTCGCATGCGTGTTTATCGCTGGAATTATCCGAGAATGGGCGCGAGCAAATGGAATCGGCGCGAGTATTTTAAGGATAGCAGAGATGACGCAACCGAAGGCTTACTGCAAGCCGATGGCGATGCCGCGCTAAACGAATTCAGACCGAGACAGGTACTGACTGGCAAATTACACGATACCTACGGGATGATGTACGGCGTGCATTATCAGTTCGGTGATGTCTTGACTGCGGAGGCATTTGGCTACAATGTGGATTGCCATGTTTCGAGCGTAAGCGTGAGGGTGGATCAAGATGGTGGAGAGCAGATTGACGTTAGGCTAAGAGGTGAACTTTGAGCGATTTTGATGAAAAGATGATGCAGAAGTTGAAGCGACTGGAGCGGGAAGTGGAAAGATTGCAGAGGTGGGAAAGACCGGTTGTTATAACCGATCACGGCTCACTCACCGGACTTGGCGACAACGATCATCCGCAATATTTGCTAACAACTGGTAAAGCAGCAGATAGTGATAAGTTGGACGGTTATGATAGTGCCGACTTTGGCAGACCCGTTTTTCTTACCACGCCACTGACCTCGACCAACTGGGACGGGGATACGAAAACCACAGCCGACAGAGCAATTGTTGATCTGAGCGCAGTCTTTGGCGTCCCAGCTGGGATAAAGGCAGTGCTTATGAGCATTCAAACGCAAGCTAATGCTGTTAATGACTATATCCGTTTTGGTCCCAACAGTACTTATAACTATGCCCTCATTTGCAGAACTACTGTAGCCTCTCAAATCGCTCACGCTTCCGGCATTGTTCCTTGTGACAGCAACGGCGATATTTACTGCTATCCGTCCGGAGACATAGAAGGTGTATGGGTGTGGATTTGGGGATACTTTTTATGAGAGGATTAAAATGACACTACCATTCGGGATTGACATAAGCAAATGGCAGGGTATCAATAACTTTGCCAAAATAAAAGCAACTACGGCTTTCGCATTCGTGAAGGCTACTGAGAGTTGGGGTTATACCGACCCGATGTTCAGAGCAAACTGGCAGGGGCTGGCTGGTCACAACAGGGGTGCGTACTGCTATGTCTACCCTGAATCAGACCCCCTGCGACAGGCTAACCATCTCATTGACACCGTAACGCAAGCAGGCGTTGATTGGCGTTATGACCGACTGGCACTCGACCTTGAAAAGAGCGGTCACGGACTATCAAAAGCAGAAGTTGCGAGACGTGTAATTGTTATGATGGAGCGTATAAAGGAAGTGACTGGCAGATACCCGATTCTGTATTCTCGCGCAAATTGGGTTGATAGCAATGTGCTCGTTACCGACCCACGAATTGCTAACGCCGACTGGTGGCTGGCTCATTATCGCTTTCCGTTACCGAAGCCGCTTTACACGCCCGAAAAAGACCCGCCCCCCGCTTTGCCTAACGGCGTTGGGCGTTGGCTCATTCATCAGACGGGAGAGCGTGGCGATGGGAGCGCGGTTGGCGTGGCAAGCCATTATGTAGACACTAACCGTTGGAATGGCACGCATGAGCAAATGTTAGCCTACTTCGGGC